CCGCCAGCGTCTTAGGCCCAATGGCACCGTCTTGCGCTACACGCGCAACTGCCTGGGCAAAGAGAATAGCGCGCCGGGGGCCGGAGTTCACGGCGCAGTCGAACACGGCGTAGTCCACACCCGCCGGAAGCTCGTCCGCCCGCACCGCGTCCCAGTAGCCGCGGCGGTAGATAACGGCCAGCGTCTCGTCGCTGATCGCGCGGAGCTCGTCCTTCGTCACCTCGCGCCCGAGATGCGCCTCCAGCGTGCGCTTCGTCACGCCCTTCATGGTCGCACCGCCCGGATCCGCCGGGTGGTCGGCCCAGCCGCCTTCGTGCTTCAGCACGGCGGCCAGCGCGGCGTCGAAATTGCCCTTCATCGGTTCACCTTCAGCACTTGGTTCAGCTGGTCGGTCTTCTCGCGCGAGCCCGCAGAGGAGCCGAAGTAGTAGGAGACGATCGCGCCCCAGGCCGTCCCCAGCGTGCCCAGCATGACCAGCAGCGCCTCGCCGCCCTGCACCGGCAGGCCGTAGGCGAGCATGTAACCAAGGACGCCGAAGAAGCCCACCGTGACCGCAGCCGCCAGAAGGCGCGGCGTCATGTCTTTGGTCTTCACCTCGCGCTCGCGTGCGCTGCTCCGATCGCCCGCGTCGATGCGGTGAAGGTCGATCTCGAGTTCCCGCATCCGCACGGCGAAATCCTGCTCCGCCGTCTTCAGCGCCAGCAGTTGCTCGGGTGTGGCGTTCTTCGCAGCCTCGACGAGCTCCTGCTCGGTGCCGTCAGGCTTGCCCAGCAGCGCCTCGGAAATGGCGCGTGTGGCCATGCCTGCAAGCGGCCCGCCGACAGCGGTGGCGATAGACGGCGCGACCGTCCTGACAAGCGCGAGAAGGCCCTCCATTATTCCCGCTCCTCCGAAGCCCGCGCCAAGCGCAGGCCACCAAGCAGGCCGACGAGAGCGCCGACGATCGTCGAGAAGGCAGGCCCAAGCACCTCGAAGATCTTGTCGTTGTTCACCTGCGGATCGAACAGGCCCGTCAGCAGCACGAACACCATGGCGAGCATGACGGCGGCGAGCGTGTAGATGGCCACCAGCAGGATGTGCCGCTGTACCGCCTGCATCACTTGTCGGCCTTCCGCTCAAGGCGCTCAAAGATCGCCCGCACCATGTCCTTCAGTTCCTGCACGTCTGCCCGATACTCGTCCTTGCCAACGAACTTCGTGCGGAGCTCCTTTTCGATTTCCCGCATATCGGCTTGGAGAGCGCGAACGCTCTCCCAGATGACCTTCAGCAGCCAGCCTATCGCCGCACCGCAGACCCCGACAAGGATGTTGTAGAGGTCTTGCGCCACCTAGGCGGGCGCCCACGGCAGCGGCGGCGCGACGACCGGAGGATTGATCTGCGCGGCGATGTTGGCCGCCAGCGCGGCTTCGATCTGCGCGGCCTGCTCCGACCCGAGAGCGCCCTGCACCCAGCCGACCACCTGCTGCTGCGTTAGGTCGGCGTAGGGCGTGAACCCCGCCTTCGCGTCGTAGGTGAGGCCAACAGTGCCGTAGGCGGTAGCGGTGTAGTCGCCGTCCGCCGCATTGATGCGCCAGTGAACCGTGAACACGACATCCGGCTGGCCGTCGCGCTGCGGGTAGCAATCAAGCTGCTCGATCACCCAGGTGTAGGTAGGCATTAGCGGTTCTCCAGGTTGGCGATGCGGGCCTCTGCGGCTTCCAGCTTCGCGGTGAGTTCTTGAACGGCCTTGGTCAGCACGGCGACAATTTGCAGCGGATCGATGCCTTGGAAGACCGGGGTCTTCTCGTCGTGCATCTCGTCCTTGACGCCCGTGATGGCGGTCGGGATTGCGGCCTGCACCTCATGGGCGACAAAGCCAACAGCAGCCCGGTTCTGGTCCTTCCACTTGAAGGTGACAGGATTAAGCTGCATCACCGCAGAAAGACCGCCACTGAACGGCGCGATATTTTCCTTGAGGCGGTAGTCCGAGACGCTGATGCAAGAATTGGCTGCAATATCTATGAAGGCAGTGTCATCGTTGTTCCTACACTCAAAGCGATTGCTCGGCCCGAGAAACTTAAAGATACTGGCGGCAATACCGGGCGCGTGGAAGCCGATACCCGGCTGATTGCCGCCGGTATGTTCAATAGTTACCGTCCTCTCGGACCAAGTAGCTCCGCTGGTGCCCGCGACAGCTAGTCGGCTCTCGGTGGCACCCGTAAAGGCGGTCGTCCCAATCCTAAAATTCCCGGCTGAGTTAATGCGAGCGCGTTCGACAGCGTTGCAGTAAAACTCCACTTGCCCGTCAGCGGAGGAAAACATGCCCGAGTCGGCATCGCCGCCGTTGCCGTTAAAGGCGTAGCCGTTGTTGTTTGCCCCTCCACCCCCCGGTGCGCCCCCTCTGGCACGAATGCCACCGTTAACCTCAAGGCTGGAGCCGGGCGCCGTCGTGCCGATGCCGACGTTGCCAGCAGCGGTGATACGCATGCGCTCGGACGCGCCGGTATGGAATGTCATCGGCAGCAAGGTGCCTGTGCCAAGCGCCCCAGAGCGGACAGATGCCTCTGTTGTTCCAACGCGCAGCACCATCACGGAGGCATTGTTGGGATCAGACGAGTTGAAAGCGAAGAAGTCGGACTGAGTGTTGGTGCCGTTCGGTATGACCGAAAAGGACGTAGAGGCGTTGGCCGTGCTGGTCTGAAACGCCACGCGGTTCGCAATCGTCGCGTTGCTGAAGTCGCCCGTGATGCGGCGAGCCGTGCCGGTGATAGCGACATTGCCGTTTACATCCAGTGGAGCGCTCGGTGCCGTGGTGCCGATACCGACGTTGCCGCTGGCGTCGATACGCATGCGCTCGATGCCATTCCCCACCCACCGCTGAACCGCTGATCCGCCAGCTTGATAGGTCAACAGATTGCCGGGTTCGTGCAGGATAGTCAGCGTGGATTGCGTGGCGTCACTCAGCTGTAGGGACGGGCTGTTTGGGGGAGAAATCACCACCAGTTTGGCTGCGGCAGGAGACGACGTACCGATGCCGACGTTGCCGTCAGCGGTGATCCGCACGCGCTCAAGGTTGTTGGTTTCTAGGCGGAATGGGTGATTTGTGACGGTCCCAACAGCACCGGCACCTGTCGCATCTGCCGCATTTAGTTGTGTTTTTACGCCACCAGTGGACAGTAAAGATGCATAAACATTCGCCGCCCCAGCAATAGACAGCTTTTCACCTGGCGACGACGTACCGATGCCGACGTTGCCCGACCCGTCGATCCGCATGCGCTCGGCGCCGTTTCCAACCCAGCGTTGGATTGCCGAACCAGCCACTTCGTAAGTCAGCAGGTTGCCACTCTCATGCTTGAGATACCAAGTGCTTTGCGCGTTATCGGTTGCGATGATTGACGCACCCAGAGCGGGCGCCACGATACTCAACTTGGCGCCTAATCCTGTCGTGCCGATGCCGACGTTGCCCGACGCGTCCTTGTAAATCTGCCCGCTGCCGATGTTGATAACGGACGTGTCGCCCGTAAAGCCGTTGATCGCCGGGTTCGTCAGCGTCTTGTTCGTCAGCGTCTGCGTGCCCGTCGTGCTGACAATCGTCGCGCCGCCCGCAGTCGCCGCAGCCGGCAGTGTCACCGTGCCCGTCGCCGTCAGCGTCCCGGCCACCGACAGCGTCTTGCCGGAGCCGACGTTAAGCCCCACCGACGTGCCGCTACCGGCACCCGCGAAGACCGCGTCGACGAGATCCCAGTCGCTGTTGGTCTTCGTCCCCCAGGTGTCGCGCGACGCGCCGACCGCTGGCTTCGTCAAATTGAGGTTCGGGGTAAAAGTATCGGACACAGCGGCTCTCCTAGTTCAACTTGTCCCACGCCTGGGCGGGCGTCGGCTTAGGCGTCCACGTCTCGCCGGCCACAGGGACCGGAACCCAAGTCTCGGGGGCCACAGGCTCGGGCTCCCACAGAAATCTCGCGCTTGCCGCCATCCCCGACGTCACGACAATCGCCTCGGTGGCGAAGCGCACCCGCCGCACCTGGGCGGTGAAGGAGGAGACAAGCTCGATCCTTTCTACCGCGCTGAAGGTGGCGTTTCCAGACGAAACCATCCCCGACTGCGCGGCGATCGTCTCCGCCCCCAGACGCACCCTCTGACCGTCCGCCGCCATGGCGGAGGTCAGGGTGAAGGTGGCGTCGGAGAGGAAGGCGACGTAGCCGTCCGCCGTGGCGTCCGACGTGATGGCCGCCGTCGCAGCCACCTGGCGCACTCTCTGGCCGTTGAACGCCGCCCCGGAGGCCACGGCAATCGTCTCAGAGGCCCCGCGCACCCTCTGACCGGCGGCGTCCATGTCGGACACCAGGCTGATGGTCGCCGCCGCGAGCTCGGTATTGGCCGCGGCGGCCATCATCGAGGAGGTAATGGAGTCGAGGAAGGCCGCGAGACGCACCCGCGTCCCGGCGGCCACCATGCCGGACGACGCGGCAGCAGTGGCCGCCGCGCTGGCCGTCTTTACCGCGGCAAACGACGCCGCAGACGAACACGCGAAGGTGGCGCTGGCGTCGAGGACGTACCCCGCGCCGTATAGCCCCTCGCCGTAGTCTGCTACGCCGTAGTCAGCCATCTATCAGTCCAGCGTCACGTCGAGGGCGCCGACATTGAAGCGGAGCACATCGCCGCTGTCGATCGTCTTGGAGGTGGTGAGGTTGGCGTAGGCGAGCATGTTGCCCGACGTCGACGCGTCGAAGATCGCCGCAGCCACCACCGTGCCCCAGTTGGCCGTCGCGGTCGGAAACTCCACCGCCACGCTGTTGCTGGCCTCGGTCGGCGCCGTGCCGGAGACGGTGAAGGTCACCGCTTGGCGCGCGTAGGAGCCGCCCGACACCTCGGTGCCCCCGCCACCCTCACCGGGCGCCACCGTGTAGAGCGCGATGAACCAGGAGGTGGGACGAGTGGCGCTGCCGTTGGTCAGCAGCCACGTCAGAACAAGGTTTTCGCCGTAATTGGAAAGCCCGGACATTAGTAGAACCTCCTGGTGCGAGCCACCAGCGGGGAGCCGCTGGTCAGTGACTTCTGAGCCTCATCATTCAACGCCTGCACACGCTGGCCGTAGAAGGAACCAAACACAGCAATGCGCTGGTCGTCCACCAGAAACGGCGCCGCGTGCGTCAGCGCGCCGTAGAGGTAGACGTCGGGCGCCTTCGACAGCAGCCAGTTGGTCGTGTTGGCGTTGGAGAGGGCCGGGATCTTGCCGTAGTAAATCATCTCCAGCTCGACGTCGTCGGTCGGCGGCGGGACAAGCTCGATCGCGCCGTTCATGAGGGAGTAGGCGACGACCCTGTCGTACCTCTGCTCCTTCACGATGATGTCCGCTTCGTCGAGCGTGACAAACCGCAGCGGGCTGGTCCCGTCCACGATCTGCAGGTTGACCGCCTCGAGCCAATCGCCCGGCAGTTGCACGAACTCGGCATCACTAAGCGCCTCGGCCCGGATGATCTGCTCCCGGCAGCGCAGGCGCGTGTTCAGATCCGCTTCGACGAACTGAATAAAAAGCGGTATCTGGGCGACCAGATCCTGGCGGTTCAGATAGTCCGCGATGGCGCTCTGCAGCGTGGCGTAGTTCGTGATCATCAGCTTTTCATCCAGCTCGTCAAAAAGGGACGGGCCTCGTCGCTGGACAGCCACTTACGCATGGCGGGCCGATCGTCGAGGATGCCCCTCTGCTTCAGATCCAGGTAGACCATCATGGGCAGGCTTGCGACCTTGACCATGTCGCCGCTCTTCTGCGTGCGAGAGCTCTCGTTCCTCTCCGCCTGGGCGCGCTCGGCAATCGAGTCGATGTTGCACGTCGTCTCGAAGACCAGCTTCTGATCGCTGGTCACATGAAAGTTCTGACGGGTACCCGTCAGGCTGTCGTAGGACAGCAAAAACGAAGCCGGGGCGTATTCGTCAGCCATGTGCATTCCCTAGGAAGGCGGGAGGCGCCCGAAGGCGCCTCCCTCTTTACTCACGAAGGGATCAGATTGGCGATCACGGCATGCGCGCGCTGCGAGCGGACACGCAGGCCATATTCGACGACCATCTCCTTCTTGTCGCTGTCGCCCGTCTTCGCGATATCGAAGGTGCGGAACGGACGCAGGTAGGACACGGAGGCGTATTCCGGGTCCAGCACGAAGGCGAAGTTGCCCGGCTGGAAGCGGTTCGGGACGATGGCCACCTCACCGAAGTCGGAGAGGTACACGTCCGCCGTCGCCACGATCGCGACCGGCTTCACCTGGTTGTAGGTGACGCGGTTCGGCGCGATGCCGACGAAGCTGGACGCAACCGTCTTGTTGTAGGCGTTCACCATGAACACCTTCGGGTCGCCACCCTCGGTCCAGACCTGCTGGATGGCCGTCTTGAGCATGCCTTCCGTCAGGGCGACGTCGGTCGAGGTCGAGAGGCCGGTCCAAGCGGTGGACGGGTAGCCGTTACCATTCGCGCCAGACATGGCGGACACGGTCGCCGCATTGGCCTGGAAGTTGTACAGCAGCCAGGTCGGCAGGCCGGCGGTCTTACGCGCAGTGGAGTTGTTACCGGCCACACCAGCCTGGTTGCTGGTGAGGATGGCCTCCATGTCGCGCTTCAGTTCCTTCGCCTTCTTGGCCGTCTCGTAGGCCATCAGCGTGCGCATGCCGGCGGTGTTCACCGCGTCGGCAGTGCCGGAAACCGAGATCACCTTGCGCGAGATCTGCGTGTAGTTGGCCACGCGGACAGTCGCCGTGAAGTCGGCGTCGCCAGCGTCGGCGCCTTCGATCACCGCGTTCGCGGTGTCAGCGCCGGCCAGCTGGTCGGTCTGCCACTCGAAATAGGTGTTGTCGGCGGAGTCGCGCCCGATGTTCGACATGAACGGGGTGTCGACGGGCGAGATGTCGTAGATGATGTTCGACAGGTCTTCGCGGATCGCGTTGACGTTGTCGTAGGTCGTTGCCTTGCTAACGGAGGGCATGGGTTATTTCCTCTGATCGAGTAGACCGAAAAGCCTCGCGGCGTCATCCGCGCGGCCCGTTGCTTTGAGACGCTGTCTCATTCGCTGAACGTCGGTCGCCTGCTTCGGAGAAGCGGCATTCGATCCGGCCCGCATCGGCTTCGGTCCCTGCGCCTGCGTAGGCTTGGGCCGGTTGGCGATGAGGGCGTCGTATCGACGCGCCTTTTCAAGCACCAGGACCGCTCGCGGGTCATACGCCTGCGCCAGTTCTTCGTCCGAGTAGCCGACCGTGCGGCCATACTCACGAAGGTTGCTGCGCGCCGCGTCCCACTTCGCTGCGTCCTTCCACTCCGGCATCTTCTCAAGGAGGAACTGCCGTCCCTGCTCGACCTGCTGCCGCAGTGCTACTTGCTCCTGCTGAGATGCAATTGAGGCCAGACGTTCCTGCTCGGATCTCGTCGCGGCCAGACGCTCCTTGTAGTCGCGCCACTGCTTCTCAACGATCGGGAAATTGAGCGGGTCTTCCCGGTGCAGCTTTTCCCAGTCTGGCTCTTGCGGCTGCATCTGCTCCAGCTGCTGCCTCAGAGCCCCCAGGAGTTGGCCGTACTGCGCCCTCTCCACTTCCACCTGCTGGCGATCCGCTTGGAATGCAACGGCTTCATCACGAAGCTTTTGCATCTTCCGCGAATAATCGGACTGCCTCTGGTAGCCATCCAGCGCCTCTTTCAGCGTGACCTGCTGGGTCTTGCCGTCAATCTTGACGGTGACCAGAGTGTCAGGCTTCAGACCGCCATCGGCCTCCCCTTCAGTGTCCTCGACGTCCCCAGATCCCTCGCCTTCGGACGACGCGGATTGATCCGCTGCCTCGTCGCCTTCGGGCACAGTCTCGTCGTCTAGGTCCGCCGACGCCTCAGTCTCCTCGACTGCGGCAGAAGCCTTCTTCGGCGTCCCAACTGTGGGTTCGGGGTCATTCCCTCCCAGCAGGCTAGAAATCCGACCAGCGGCCTCTGTCAAACCGATTTCGCTTGGCTGCGACTGCTCGGCCATAAAGTATCTACTCCTTGCGTGACGCCATCTTCAAGCGTCGATTGAACTGCGACACGGTTGGCTCCAAGGCCAAGGCCTCCAGCTCCTGTCTGAACGCAGTTACGGCGCGCACCATGTGGTACGCGGCGTCTCGTTTGGCCCCGTCGGTCG